GGAATGGACGCCGATGACCGCCGAAGGGTGGACGAGCCGCCTCATGACCGGTAAGGGGTTCACGATCACGCTTTCCGGCAAGCGCTACATCGGCGACGCCGGAAACGACTATGTTGCGGGCCTCGCCTGGGCTTCCGGGCGGACGTGCAGCTCCAAATTCAAATGGGCCTTCCCCTCTGGGGGCACGCTGGAATTCGGTTGCGTCGTCAATGTTACAACGCCGGGCGGCGGCGACAGCACGGACGTCGATTCTCTCGAGTTCGACGTCATGAGCAATGGCCTGCCAGCCTATACGGCGCCGCCCACGGGAGCCTGATCTGCAAATTTTACATCACAGCCCTCTGCCGCATGGTAGGGGGCTGAATTTTTAGGAGGATTCACATGGGAAAACTCTATACCTTGGATGATAAGCTCCTGATCGGCACGCCGGAGATCCGCATCGGCGATAAAGTGTATCCGGTTGACGACCGTCAGAAGACGGTCAAAAAGCTGATGAAGCTGACCGCGGATAAGGACGCCGTCGCGGAGAATATGGACGAGGCCCTGAAGCTTGCTTTTGGAGACAAGGCCGGAGAGGTCGATCGGATGGACCTGCCGTTCCCGGCATATCAGCGGCTTTTTGAGTTGGTGATCGCCGCGATGACTGGGGAGGATCCCGAGGAGGTCTCCGCGCGATTTCAGAGCGCCAAAAGCGCAGCAGAACAACCCGCAGCAGAAAAACAGCAGCCCCATCTGGTATGACGTAGATTATGACCGCGTCCTGATCGAGCAGAGTATCGCCAAACAGTATGGCGTGCTCCCCTCGGAGCAGGAGAACCTGAAATATTCCGACTGGGCGAAGATGGTCAGCGGCCTCATGGATGATACTCCACTTGGCCGTATTGTTGGAGTCCGTTCGGAAACTGACCCGAATATCATCAAAAATTTTACTCAAGAGCAACGCGCCATCCAGGCAGACTGGAGGCGCTTTAAATTTGCCCACGCGCCGAAGGTCTCAGAAGAAGACGCGCGCCGGCAGATGGATCAGCTTGAGAAAGCGTTCGCGGCCATGTTCGGCCGTACCAAGACGACAAAAGCACCACGGAGGTGATTGACATGGCAGACGGTCCCGGTACCTCAATCGGCGCCATTACGCTGGATCTGAGGATCCTGAACTCCATAGAAAAACAAATTGATAATATCGCGGTGCAAGCCCAGCAGAGCGCGGCAAGACAGTTTGAAGCGGTTGGAGATACTGCCTCCAAAGCCATGCAGAAGCCGCTGAAGGACGCCGGCACCTCCATGGAGAAGGCAATCACCGAGCCCGTGGAGAACGCCCAGAAGACGGTCCAGAACACTCTGAAGAAAACTCAGGACCAGGTAGACGATACCATTTCAAAGGTCAGCGCCGATCTTGCTGCCCAGCAGAGCGCGGCAAATGACGTGCTGACTGAAAAAGTGAAGCAGCCCACAACGCAAAAATATAACGGGCCAGGGAAGCCGCTTGTTGATCCGAATCAGTATATGGCCAATTTGGATAAAGAACGCGGACCGCCTGCGCCTGATCTTTCCGATACATTCAAGCCAGCGGCCGACGCCGCCACCCTGCTGCAGCAGAAGCTCGGAAACGTCCAGATGCAGCTTGAGGCCGAACGCCAGAAACTGGCCGCGCTGAACGCCGAATTTGCCAGAGTGGCCGTAGGGTCGAAAGCTTGGGATGAACTCAGCACGAAGATCACTGCGGCGGAAGGCCGCCTGATTTCGCTGCAGTCTACCTTGAACGCCACTCAGGCAAAGATCGATGCCCCGGCCCAGAAGGCCGCTGCGGCTGCGGAGAAAGCGGCCGCGGCTCAGGAAAAAGCAGCGCAAAGGGCAGCCGCCGCAACTGAAAAGGCCGCAGACCGTGAACAGGCAGCGCAGGCAAGGGTCGCGGTAGCCGCAGAGGCTGTGTCAAAAAGAAGCGGCGCGTCTATGGGTTCTTTGCGGACCCAGGCCAACGCCGCGCTCTCTGCGGCAACGAGCACCGCAAAAGGCATGTCGCGCCTTGGAGTTATGGGCCGCTCCTTTTCTGCCGGCCTCACCGGCTCCCTTGCAATCGCGGGGCCACTGGCAGCCGCGACAGCTGGCTTCCTCACGCTACGTAAAGCGATCAATCTCGCGTCCATAAATAGCGATCAGTTCAAGAAATCGCTGAATGAGGTCAAGGCCAACCTGCAGGTCGCGTTCACGCCGATCTATCAGGCAATCCTGCCGGCGCTCAATTCGCTGATGGCGTGGTTGGCCGCCGCCACAAAGCAAGTCGCGGCCTTTGTGTCCGCGCTCTTTGGCAAGACCTATGCGCAATCCGTGGCGGCCACAAAGAAAATGCAGGACCAGGCCGCGGCCGCATCGAAAGCAGCGGGCGGATCAGGAAGCAAAAACCAGGGACAGCTGGCGAGCTTTGATGAGCTCAATGTAATTGGGCAGAAAGATACCAGCAGTACAGGCGGCGTCGATTACGATGCGCTTAATACGAAGGGTACCGAGGCGGCCACGTCCTTGGCTAATAAATTCAAAGCTGCCTGGGCAGGCATCGCGGCCGGATTCAACGACTACGTCGTCAAACCGATCCAGGACAACCTTTCGAAGTTCGATGCGCCTGTCGCGCGATTCAAGGCTCTGTTTGCCAATATAGGCGCCCAGTGTGCGGCATGGATGCAACCGCTGAGCAACTGGTTCCAGAACGATTTCAAATCCGCTCTCGATCAAGGTATCGGCGATGCGACTACGATCCTCGCCGGTCTGATGGACAGTCTTGCCATGGTAGCAGAGACTGTCTGGAAAGCCGTACAACCGGCGATCGATTGGATGGTCAAGGATGGCCTTCCGCTACTGACGGATATCTTTAAGCAGGTCAGCTCCACTGTGGTTGTCGCTTTTGACGCGGTAAAGGTCGTTTTCGACACCTTATGGCAAGGCGTAATCGATCCGTTTGCGCAGCTTGTCAGTAAGGTCGTCGTCGATCTTCTGAATACTTTCAAAACCTTGTGGGATCAGTATGGAGCCACAACTTTCGATAACATCCGCACGGCAATAAACACAACTCGGGATATATTCCTGAATGTCTGGAACAGCTTCCTGAAACCGATCTTTGATCAGCTTTTTGCAACCCTGACACAGCTTTGGACAGATCACCTGCAGCCGCTGGTCGCTCAAATTGGTGAATTCGTCGCCAAACTGGTCAACGGAGCTTTGGAGATCTATAACGGCTTTATCGCTCCGATCGTCAACTGGTTTATTGCTTTGTGGGGCCCTCAGATTGCGGGCGCCGTTAACAACGTTATTAAAGTAATCGGGGCCGTCGTAGGCAATATAGCCGATGCTGCCACGAATATCTTTAAAGCTCTTGGCGGTGTCATCGACTTCCTGGTCGGCGTCTTTACTGGAGACTGGTCAAAAGCTTGGACCGGGATCAAGGAGATTTTCAGCGGAGTCTTCGGTGCTCTGTATGATATTGCAAAGGTGCCGCTGAATGCGATCATCGGGCTTGTAAACGGTGTGATATCCGGGATTAATTTACTGATTAAAGGCTTGGATAAAATCCATTTTGATATTCCGGATTGGGTTCCTGGTCCTCTTAAAGGAAAGTCTTTCGGAATTTCGATTCCATCTATTCCATCGATTCCATACCTTGCCAACGGCGGCGTGCTGACGCAGCCCACCCTGGCGATGATGGGCGAGTACCCGGGAGCACAAACCAACCCGGAGGTCGCGGCGCCTCAGTCTGTCATGCTGGACACCTTCATGCAGGCGATCGTGCCGATGCTCAATGAGCTGGAGGAGTTCCGCGCGGATATCGTGGACCTGCTGCGTGAGATCATTGCGAAGAATCCGAACATCACGCTGGATGGTGTCACGCTGGCCCGTCTGCTGAAGCCTTACTCCGACGAGGAAAACAAGCGCGTCGGCGGCAAACTTTTCGATCTGTAAGGAGGTGGAGGCTTGAAATATCCCGGTGAAATCAAAGTGAATGGCGTATGGGTCC